TTGGATGTCGGTTATCCTCGCTCCTTGTGCAGCCAGCCACAGTGCCATTGCGGCCTTGTTTGGGGCGTAGTGTTCGACGCAGTTTCCCGGAGAAAGCTTTGCACGTTCCTTGACCTCAAGAAACCAAGCTGACTTGTCTTCTCGCTCGTCAACGTAATCGGCCTTCAGCTTTTCGTTTGGATCAATTGGTTCTGGTTCCGAAATCACTTGGAGTTCTTAGCCTTTAAGCTACTAAAAAGTCAACGCGTTTATTTAGCGGTTGTTTTCGAATCAATTTCAGACTGCGCATCTGCTTCACTTTCCTTAATCCCAGAAATCATTTTCGTCATGGCTTCAGCAAATAAAGGGTCGTTACCCATTTGATCAGTTATTTCAGATAATCCTGATTTAGTGGTAAGCATTTTTGAAATCATGCTTGAATACGCTCTTTCGGTAGCTGCGGAACCAACGTCTCTAGCCAACACATCTAAGAACGGCTCTAGTGCTCCACGACCAAAAGCCGCCGCCATTATTCGGTTTTGAACAAATGATCCAAGCCCTTCTGCAAGATATGCTGAAACCCCACCTGCGCCGATAACCGCCCGAATCTCGTCCTTGTTTGCCTTTTGACCAGATGCTTGAGACGCACTAATCATTTTTTGCGCGGCAACAAACTTATCAGTAGTGCGTTCACCAAGAACAAGCTTCATCTTTTTAAGCAGGTCTCTCCCTTCTTGGCTTGATGCCTGCCCGGGAAGCTGCCCGGTATCTTTTAAGAACCGACCAGCGTCAGGCATGGTGATAAACGGGGCTTTTGCAAGTGGTTTTCCAGTTGCCGAATATGAACCCAAAAGCTCATACATGAAATCTTTTGAAAACGCCTTTTGCTCTTCAAGCGGCATTGAGGACCAAATCTTTGAAACGTTTCCAAATGAGACGTTTTTGGATATAGCGGAAGACGCCAGTTCTCCATTTGTGAGATTGTCCCATTTTTTAGCTATCGCCAAACCAATAATCTTGTTGTCAGCAAAGCTAGCTAGTTCCTCTTCAGCCGCTTTTTTCTGGGCGATGGTTGAAATTACATTTTTTGTTTGGTCTTCCCCAATGGCAGAAGACAACATTGATATGTCACCACTTGTCAGGTTGTCCACATCCAACCTTTGAACTTGAAACGCCCTGTTTAGATCATCAAGTTTTTTTGCCATTGTTTTCCCGGCTGCTGGTCCCCAAAGGGCATCAATCATTTCGGGATTATAATCTATTGTTTTAGACGCAACACCGGCCTTTGAGGTTAGTCCAATCTGAGAAAAATACGCTTGCTTGAGCTGCTCTCTAAGCATTGGTTCAACCGAATTTCCTTGTGCGTCTTGAGCTAGACTGACTGCGCGTAAAACATCGGCAGTGTTCCTTGGATCAGAAATGGCATTATCAACAATCTGAGATGGCGACAGCTTAGTATCACCAAGAGCCTCTTTCAATGCAGCACCCGCAGATGTTCTTTTATAAAGCAAGCGATCTGAAGCATGTGATGCGTTCACAGCCCTCCACTCATCTAATCTTCCAGCCCCTTCCGCAAGGCTATCAACATATTTATTAAATTTGGTGGAAACTAAAGAAGCCAGATTCTTAGCCGGGTCTCCAGTTCCTGTTGTCCCACCAGCCGGAACGGCAGATGCCAGTTCTTTTTGAAGTGCCGCAACATCCTGGAATGTAAATGAATTCCCAAACTTAGACAGCTCGTTAAGATCTGCCTGAACCTCTGGGGTGAGCTTGGTTTCACCGCTTTGGATTTTGCTTCTTAGTTCTTTTGCCAATACTGAATTTTGTTTCAAATTGTCAATACGCCCAATAAGGGAATAAATCCCACTGGTGTCAGTTGTCTTAAATCCCTCGCGTCTTGTCTCGTTTAATATAGAGAGGATTTTCCCCTTGGCCTCATCAAACGGAATATCTACTCCCGCCTGATCCATTGCGTCATTAAAAACGTCATAATTTTTGCTGTTTATTTTGATTTCCGCATCTTCCGCCTCACGAAGTAGTTTATTTAAAGTTTTCCCAAGTGGTTGTTTATCAAACCGTGGAATCTGAAGTTCTTCTAGTTTGCGATCAAAATGCTGAGTTAGCATGTTTTTTGCGTGCTGATCCTTTTGTGCTATTTCATCAATGAGAGTTGTCTGTTGTTGTTTTAGCCTTGCCATCCCAGTTATCGACACACGCTCCGGGTTTCCTGCGCCGTTCCACGCTTGAACGATATTGCCAAGCTGTTCCATGTTTTTATTCAGACGTTGAGCATTTTTGCTTGCCGGATACATTGAACTCAATATTTTTTGAGACTCTAAAGCCGCTTCGCCAAATTTGGCCCCAACCGGAACCTCTACATTATATCCAGATGCCTCCAATATGTTTCTTGCACCGCTAAGGCTTCTTTCAAGCTCGTTCACAACTGGTCGCCCCATCCTTCGTGAAAGAAATTTAGCAGTTCCCGCTGTGGCGACATCAATTGGAAAAGAGATTGCTGCTCCAACTCCCTGCCTTGTTAAAACCTCCATTGGCTGCGCGTCAATACCGAGCCACTTTCTAATGGCCATATCTTGCAGCCCGGACGTTGCCGCATAAGCACCTGTGCTTAGTGCCGCAGACCCCATAATGCTTGGCGCGCCAGCAATTCCTCCTCCAATTGCCGCGGTTGTCGGCAAAACCTGTGTAGCTGCTCCCGCACCAAGTGCCGCAGCGTCCCCCCAACTTGATCCATATTCATTTGCCTTAACGAGCTTGTCGCCCTTGCGAACAAACACTTCATTGTTTCCGTTTGCAACAATAGGGATTATTTCTTTATATTTACCCCTAAGCCATTCCACGCGGTCAGCGTCTGTTGGCAATGCGGCAAGAGCAAATCGCTCTTTTCCGCTTAAGCCTGAATCAACATCAATATTTTCAGGATCAACATTAAACGCTCTGCTAGCAACATCAATTAGGTTGGATCTTGTTTGCTTTTCGTCAATTACCACGGGACGATAAATCTCAGCAAAAGAAGATGGATATTCAGCAATTGCTCTAGGTTCTTGCTGAGATACATAAGATCCTTTTTCAAGTTCTTGTTGCGATTCCCGTTGTGATTCTTGAAGCTTTCCCTTTTCTATTTCTTGTTGTTGCGAGTAAGATGATTCAAGTTCACTTTTAGATTGAGACAGTAAAAGCAAATCATTTAAGTAATCTTTTCTTTGGTCTTCATTTTCGGCATTTTCCAATGCAAGTGAAGCTCCACGAATTGCTCCTGAAAGCTTTTCAGCCTTTCCTTTAAAATCAACAATATCTTGTGCCATTACTTAGGTTGCGGTGTATATTTGTCAATAATGCTTTGAACATCAGGCGGAAACAATGGAGATCCTCCACTGGTCACGTTCAACTGCGTATCGGAGAAGCCGGGAATTCCCGATTCTGGGATTTTCATTCTGTTTCTAAGTCTCAGATAATCTTCTTCGACCTTTGCGTTTTGTTCCTGTGTTATTTTCCCGTCTTTAATGGCTTTTTGACGCTCATCAGGAGTTCCGTTTGCAGCATCATACATCTTAAGGCTCATGTTTTGAATCCTGTTTCTCAAGTCATCTTTATTTGTAGCGGCTGAAAGATTTCCGTATCTCTGCCAAAACAACGGCCATTCCTTTTCGGTCATTGTTCCCGCTGCCGCACCAGTCGGGGACGCCTTTCTCATGTCCTGCATGACATTAAACGCGATATTTGCATTCATTGAACCAAGTTTTTCAGCAACCTGTCCTGCGGGTGTTCCGGGGACAACTTTACCAAACCATTCGGCAACCTTTGCGCCGATTGGATTGTCTGGTAAATTTGGGATTTGTTCAATCACCTGTGCTGCCATATCAAACATTTGATTCGTTGACTGCTGTTCTTGCTTTGCGGCCTCCTCTTTAGCTTCTTTTGTCGCTTGCGCTTTTGCGCCAACTCCCGCACCTTGGGTCATTTTGAAACCTCCTTTGCCATCTGATTCAATCGTCATTCCAGGTGGTGGATTTATAGGAAAAAACTGATTAGTTTCTGTATTAATTTGACCCGCTGCCGCGCCGCGCTCTTGTGCTTCCTCTAAAGTCGCCGCCCTAAATTGTCCTTTGGATTTATCAGTCACAATCGAAGATCCGGCAGGAAGGCGAATTTGTCTTGATGCTTGCGTAGCGGGTTGACCGCCAGCAGCTTCAATGTTCGCTACTACTTCTGGAGCAATAGTGGTTACTGTAGTCTCACCCGCAATACTTGGAAATTGGCTGTAATCAAAGTTGCTTGGTAGAGTTGGGACACCTATTGCTCCTTTTGGTGGCAATACGCCAGGACCATCCATTGGAGTCCCATCAACAGGAACCCCGTCTGGGAATGATGGTTCGGGCGGTCCTGTTGGAGAAAACGCATCCGAAACACTTGGATATACATTATTTGAAAGGTCTTTGAATTGCCCATATTGATCCAAAGATCCAGCGACTTTTACCTTTTGCCCATCAATTTCAATTTCCTTGTCAAATGGCTTCCAGTCGGACATCTTTGGCAAAGATGCTTGTATTTGTTCAGCCTTGGCACGCTGCTCCTCCAATTTAACTTTGCGTTCTTGCAAGCCAAATTCAGCGTTCGCCTGCATCTGTTTCGTTGCCATGTTAATGAGTCCACCGACAGACTCAGCAATGTCAGCACGTTCATTTAGGGAGATGTTCTCATCCTTAATCTGGTCGCGCACACCTTGCAATGTTGGTTCAAGATCAGGAAACAGCTTCAAAGCAGCGTCAATCTGAATGTCGCTTTGTTTGATTAGCTTTTTCTTCTCGCCTTGTTGCTTGAAGTAGTCAGTAACCTGACCAATTCCTTGTGCAACACCTTGCGCCCCA